AGGATGCAGAATTACCGTATGGTTATAAACGACTTGCGAGCATAATTTTCTCTGCTAGCACATATTATAACACCAACAAGAAGTTATATGGTTCAGATGTTGTTACAATGACCATTTCTGATTTTACATCAGGTGGACAAAACTTGTTTGGGTGCTATTCTGGCACAGGTGATGATGTATATAACTTTTCACTGTATATTTACGGCACTTCTACTGGTCAGGCATATTGGAGATATGGTCAAACCATCTATCGTCCAGTTGTAGGCAGTACTTCTCAAAGAACGATTACGTTTGGAGCAGGTGGAACAACTGGTTTTAAAACAAATGTGACACATAATACAGTTGATTTTGAGACAACGAGCGTTGCGTGGATTGGTTCATTACCAAATTCAAGTTCTCCAAAGTATGAGGGCAAAATCATTGGCAACATTACAATTGGAACTAGGCTCAAATATATCCCCTGCGAGAGAGTATCAGACGGTGCAATTGGTTATTATGAAGCCATCGAGGGGGTATTTCTTGAGCCACAGGGTTCTGCTCCTGTGAAAGGTGCTTATGATGACACACATCTTACAGCAGGCGCAGCTGGTACGCCTGAAGTATTAAGTGTTGGCAGTAAGAACCTCAATGCTGGGGACCTCGACCATATCGGCTATACTTCAACTGGCGGTACTTCTACATCTTCAACTTTTGCGGGCACTCTTTGTCAAATCCCCACCAAAGAAGGGGAAAAATTCACCGTTAGTTGTGGTAATATCGAGGGTGGTATCTCTGGCGTGTTTATCAACACCTGGTTAGAAGACGGTAGTTGGAATACTCGTCAAGCAATCGCAGCGACGGGCGGTACTTTAACTTACACGGTTGGTGCAGGGGTTAGTTTAATTAACTTTACTCTATATAAAACTGGCGGGGTCGAATTATCAAATAACTCGTGGATGCAAGTTGAGTATGGTGCAACAGCAACTAGCCATGTGTCATATGCCACTCCACAAACTGCGAGCGTAGCAGATTTATTTGCTGTGGGTAATTATAAAGACACACAAGATATTATTACTGGTGATATCACTCGTAAAGTCGGAATTAAAGTATTTGATGGAACGGAATCGGTTTCTGCTAGCGGTGAAGGTTGGGCAATCGCAATATCTGATAAATTGAAAAGCAAACTTGATGTGCTTTGTTCGCACTATCCTTATTCATCTGCGACAATGGCAAATGCTCCAGACAAGAGTATTGTCGCATTTTCTTCTCAAAATATCGGTATTAAAGATAGTTCATTTGCGAGCACTAGTGATGTCCAAGCATTTCTTACTGCTCAGTATGCTGCTGGCACACCTGTGATAGTTGTTTATCCTCTTGCAGAAGAAACTGTTAACAGAGTGGTTCCTCAACGTTTGTACACTTTCTACAATGGAAGTGTTATTTCAGTTACCGCGGAGGTAGATAATATTCCGCTAAGTGCAACCTATTCACAATTGGTATCAACGTCGTGATTTAATAAAATAATAAGGAGATGTTAATGTTATGCGTGGTCAAGGTTTAAAAAATCTTAGCAACACCGCATGGAGGATTGTAGATGTCCCTGGGGTAATCGGTACGGGCACCAATATATTTGATATTCATTTCTTTGTGGGCGAAGAAGAATTTTCGTCTATGAAATTTGAAGATCAGGGAGATAATGGGGCGTTGTATTTTGATAGCACAAAAATAGTCGAGTATCCCGTCGGTGAATGGACAGATGAAAAATATCAAAATATATCTATCGACGGGGGTCTCGACGCAGAAAATCCTGCTCTAATCGCCTGGCTTCAAAAATATGCCAAGAATCAAAACGGTAGTGCTTCTTACGCGGGTATCGTTGGCGCTTTAAATAACGTTGCCAGCGCTGTTCGTGGCGACAGTAGCGCCAATGGTAGTAACGGTGTGCGGATTGTACCCGTTGTACTAATTGAAGAGTCTCCTTATGCTTATATTGATATGGAGGCCAAAGAATTGTATGACATAATTAAAAAACTGGATACTCCTGTATATCTTTCCACTATCGACGAACAACAATATGAGAACGATGGTGTTTAGTGGGTTGAAGAGCGAGCCCTGTTGATTCCTATTGTTGAGGCCTATCGGGGCTCTGCGCCCGATGTAGTAATGTACGCCTTTGAATGTATGTCTGGCGAGTTCTCGGGGTTCCTTGCCGATTCGGACGACGCAAAGCCGACTCTTCACAATTAAGCAATGATTTTACCACGATTGGAGGTATGTTGTAATGTATAACAATATTAAAAATTTAAGCAACACCGTGTGGAAAATCATTGATATACCCGGTGTTATTGGTACAGGAATAAATAAATTTAATATTCATTTCTTTGTGGGGGAAGAGGAATTTTCCTCGATGACATTCGAAGACTGGGAGAATAGCGGTGTTTTGTATTTTGATGATATAAAAGTCGTTGAATATCCTTATGGCGAATGGTCTGATGAGGAATATCAAAACATCAGCATTGATGGCGGTCCCGATGCCGGTAATCCTGCTTTGATAGCATGGTTAAAGAAGTATGCCCAGAATTAGACAGAGAGCGTTTCTTCTGCAGATATTGTTCAAGCTATTAACAATATCGTTAGTGCTATTCAAGAAAAGAGCGACGATGGTAACGAAGATGGCGGCGATAATGATGACGGGGGAGCGTCAGGTTGCGCTTTGATTGTTAGCTTAACCCGAGACAATCCCAAGAAGACTTCCCTTATAGATGGCTTTACTGCAGATAAAACATTGAAAGAAATTTATGATGCTTTTAGTGCGGGAAGATGTATAAGATTGGCTATATATGGGAGCGTTGGTAATTATTATCTGAATTTAACAGCAGCGAACCTAGATGTTATCGGTGGCGATAATGATATATATAAGGCACACGCGTTGGATACCGATGGTTACTTTTCCTCGAGTGGCGGTGCCTCACAAACAACTTGGAATTTTACGCAAAATGGCGGCGGCGACGTAGAAAATTAAATGAGTTTACAAGGAAGGGAATATAATGTTTAAAATTGTAATTGATCCCGGTCATGGGAAAAACGACAACAAGGGCGTGTATCCTGAATATAAAGAAGGAACGCAAATGTGGAAGTTGGCCCAAAAAATTCTTGCTATTCTTGCCGACTATGAATGTTCAGTTATATGCACCCGTCCATCCATAGACGACAATCCTACGCCCGAAGAGCGTGGTAAAATGGCGGTGGGAGCCGATTTCTTCCTCTCGCTTCACTCTAACACCCCGGGGTCCGATGACAAAGGTACCCCGGCCTATGAAAAATGCACAGGGACGATTTCGTTCTATAGCATAAAAAGACCCGATGATAAAGCTTTTGCTGTGGATCTCGCAAAAAAGACTGCGGAAATTATGGGTATTTATAGTCGTGGCGCCAAACAAAAGACCAAAAAAAATGGTGACGACTATTATTCCGTGATTCGCAATTCTATAGAAGTGGGTTGTAAGCATTCCTATATTATCGAGCACGGCTTCCACACTAACAAGCACGACTGTGCGTTTTTGCTGGACGACGGCAACTTGCAGAAAATCGCAGAAGCAGAAGTGGCGCTTATTGAAAAATATTACGGGATTAAAAAGAAAGAGCCGCCCATTCCTTCTTATGTAATAGAAGCGGGTGATATCGTTTCGATTATTGCTGGAGCAGTATATTGGAATGGTAAATCCATCCCCAAATCTATATTACAATATAATTGGAAGGTCACTTCGATTAATCACCTGACGGGTCGTACTGTCCTGGGTAAGTCGGAAGATGGGAAGCATTCTCTTAATTCTGCCGTGGATAGTAAGTATCTTGTAAAAGTTACGGCCGAAGAAGCCCCGAAGCCTGAAACCTTCCCGGCGGTATCCTATACTGGTACCTCGATCAAGGCGGCTTTACAGTCTATTCAGGTGAACGACTCTTTCAGTTACAGAAGTAAGATTGCAAAAGCCAATGGGATTACTGCTTATCTGGGAACTTCGAAGCAGAATGCAACGCTTCTTAACCTTCTCAAACAAGGCGAGTTAATAAAACCGTAATTTTATTTGATTTTTTGTTGTTAAATTGCACAAAAAAATTATTATATAATATTTTAATATTGTATAAAATGCACAAAAATATTTTTGTGTATTAGGTAGGAAATCTTTTCCTACCTTTTTTTATCTCCCTATACCTTGACTTTGTTGTAAAACCTCCTATATTATTATTGCGGAAGGATTATAAACCTCGCGATAGATGTGGAAAGTTATATGAAGCATATTATAAGGAGAAAATATGAAAATATTATTTTATGACGGAATTTTAACTGATTTTATTTGCAAGCACAGAGATATAAAAGAATTAGAACCCCCTTTTATAACGCTTGATGCCGGAGATGGCCCGTCAATGAATAGGGTGCTTTTAGATGACATAAGTGACAATCCTACCGATTTTGTCGATAAAGCGGTGGTGTTTACTAATTCTTTAATTGCGTTAGACCACAGATATGGCTGGAACCATAAAGAAAATCACACAGATATTTATATCTGGGTTGATGAGCTGGAAGAATTTAAGAGAATTGACTCGCTGACAGACAAAGAAATACGTTACGCACACCACATTGAAAAGATGTATTTGGCCGGAGCGTTTGAATATAGTGAGTACGAGGAGATGGATGAAAAGGAGAGCGAGAATGGCTGATTATATTGATAGAAAGACAGTGCTATCTTTTCCTTTTGCAAACGAGCAATATGACCATGAAAATGCAAATGAAGATTTTATTCTTGGATGCGAAACATATAAAGAATGGTTAGAAAATTTACCCATCGCCAATGTACAGGAAGTCCGGCACGGAAAGTGGCGCGAGGATCATTTCGGCAATGGCATAACTGTTCCGATCAGCAAATATTATATTTGTAATCAGTGCAACCATACTTCACAAAAGAAAACCCATTACTGCGCACATTGCGGTGCAAAAATGGATGGAAAGAGGAACTTGAAGGGGATCATGGTTGGCTCTATACAGATAGGAGAGAATAACAAATGAGAAAAGCATCAGTACATTTAGAAATTTTTGTTCCTGATAATTTTCAACCCGGTGATTGTGAACATTGTCCTTTCAAAAATGTACATGAGACCGAGGTTAGTTATCAGGTATACGAAAGAAAAGTCGAATGTCATCTTGGTAGGAAACCGTTCACTTGTCCCATACACATACATATACCCAGTCAATACGAAGAATTGGGTTTTTGAGAGGAGAACTAAAATGGCAGGAGAATATCTTAATCCAATGGAACTCGGTTTTAAACCCACCGCCGGCCCAGAATCAGAAATGAAAGAACAGTTTTATTTGTTCCAGTTTGATGATGATTCTGTTTATGAAATGACCTGTGGTATTTCGTTTAAAGATGCGCTGTGGGAAATGAGTAAATATACTGGATATAGTAGCGAGATGCTTCTAAAAGCGCTAAAAGGATATGACTCTAACGATGTCGATGGTATTTGCGCCCTCTTTGAGGCATTGACTTGCGCCCCACGAATTCGGGCGGTCTATATTGTAGAAAAAAAGATATATAACCTAGACACAAAGTAAATAACAACGTCTGAAAGGAAAATAATAATGAAAATGAAAGAAATTGCAAACAGAGTTTTTTGGGGAATTGTTTCCATGGTTTTTGCCGCCGCGGCCCTTGGGGTGGTTGTAGCCACTATGAGCCACGAAATCAGCTGGTCTCTCGCATTTTATATTTCATGCATCTCGTTAGATGTTTTGGTCCTGTTAAACGGTGCCTGGATGGTGTACAAGGGATTTAAAGAGCTTTGTGACACTGTGGATGCCGCTCGCGAATCCATAGGTCTTCTTTATCAAAAGGGGTTCAATACCAAAAACAAGGAAACAGTAGAAGGTGTAAACGCGGAGCAGGGAGACAAATAAATATGTTGACTTGTATTTATTTATCGTTGTTTTGTCTCGGTGGCGCGATTGTCCTGCTTCTTCAGGGGCGTACGGAAATTTGGCCTTATGTCGTACTATTATCTCCGGTTGTTTTAAGTGAATTTTTTGCTGCCTGGGCCTATAATAGAGATAAACGTGAAATGGCACATTTGCACGAGCGAATCAGTTTCTGGGGCACCCAGGTGTTGGCATTAGCAAAGCATGTGCGTGCGCTGGAAGAGGGAAAGACACATGAAGATTAAAGAATTGGATCGAGGGACGCTTTTCCGTATAATTGGAGACCCGGAAAAGATAATTTATATGAAAATACCTGACCCGACTTCCGAAGCAAACGCGCGTATCATATACGATAACACCGAGGTTTTTATTACACCCGATACAGAAGTCGAGAAATTTTCCCGTGGAAAAAATTAAGGAGAGCAATATGGAAAAAGAACAAGTTAATCATCCTTCTCACTATAATTTCGGCAGTATTGAAGTAATTGATTACATTCGTAGCACTCTTGGTGAAGAGGGGACCTATGATTTTTGTATAGGGAATGTAATTAAGTATATCAGCCGCGCAAAGCATAAAGGAAAACTAAAAGAAGACCTCCAAAAGGCACAGTGGTATTTAGCCTATGCGCAAAATATTGCAGATAAAATGTTAGAAAAAAATTGATTTTAAGAAAAAACCCCATAAATTAATAAAGAGCGAGACGTACTCGCGCATAGTATTATTGTATTATTTATAAGGATTAAGGAGAATTTAAAATGGCTAAAGAAAAAGAAAAAAGAAGAGTTAATCGTGTAAAAATTGTCGGCTTTTTAAAAGAAAACAATCTGGAAAAAATCCGTTCCGTGAAAGACATGGATGTCATTCGCGGTTCACTTGTTATCGCAACAGATAAGATAAGCAGTTACAAAGTTCAGTTTTGGACTCCGGAATTCCTTTACAATGGAAACGAGTCCGATGATTACAAGGCGCTTGAAGGACTTCTTCCTGAAAACACAATTAGTGTTGCGTCTTATTTAAAAAATAATACCGAAGCAAATTTTGCGACCGCGTCTGAAGTGGCTGGTAAGGTTTGGGTCATGGCAACTCTTGAAGAATACGCCTCTCGTAAGGGCGAAAGGGTTTCGTCTATAACCACTCTTAAAGGTTTTAAGGCCGGGTTCTCTAAAACTGGTGGCGAAAAGGCCTTTACCCCCTGTGCGGAATTCGATATTGAGGTTTACGTCAATAAGCTGGAAGACGAGATTGATGAAAACGAAACGTCCACAGGGCGTGTAATTCTTGAGGGGCTCGTTCCCAAATATGATGGATCCGTAGATTCTATCGAATTTGTAGCAGTAGAAGAAGACAACGTTGCTTCATATATTAAGAAAAATTATCACGTCGGCGACACCGTCACCATAAAGGGCGATGTGGTAAGCATTCAGGAGCGCATTTTGAAAGAGCAGAATACCGAAGATTTCTTTGGACGTTCCCCCGATCCGCAGTATGAAACGAAATTCATTAGAGAGCGTCGTATCCTTGGCGGTAGCGCTAAGCCTATCAAACAGGGCGAAGAGGGGTGCATAACTGCTGAAGCCGTGCGCGAAGGACTGCTTAAGCGCGAAGAAAAAATGCAGAAAAACGGCCAGCGTGCGCTTGAAAGGGAACGCGCGAAGGAAGAACAGGAAGTCGTTGAAACCCCGGCGCCCGCTCGTTCTGTCGGCTCCGAAGACATAATGGATTTTTAATCAAAGGAGCGGTAACTCATGGAAGATAAGAGAGAAGAGCGAGAAATTGTTGCAGTAACCCATCTTGACGAACTTCCCATTACAGCCTCGACTATACAGTCTCTTGATTTTGCTCAAAAATATGAGTATTTAAATCTTTTGATACAGAAACTTAACGAGGTTAAGAAAAACGTAGACAGCACCATAAAAGAAATTGTTAAAGACAATTATCTGTCGACCGGGAAAAGTTCTTTGTCTTCCGAGGGGTATAGATACACCTATGTACAGGGATCGACTCGTGAAACGTTAGACACCAAAAAAATCAAGGCTGAATATCCAGAAGTTTATAAAAACTGTTTACGAATAACACCCACAAGCGATTCCGTGCGTACGACACGCCTCATAAAAGACGAGGAGGTCGTGGAAAGCGATGTTATTGAAGTAGAATGAGAAAGAAATCCACGACCTCCCCAACGGGATGGTCGTGGAATTTCTGCCAGAAACCCACACATATATTGTAAACGGGAAAGAGGTCCCCAGTGTCACAACGCTTCTCACAAAGGTTTATGGAGATGCTTATTCTGCTGTTAACTAGGAGCTGTTACGTCGAGCCGCAGAATACGGTACAGCCGTGCACGAAGATATAGAGTAGTGGATCAACGTGCGTAAAGCGGCCCCGGATGCCGAGATAATATCTCCTTATCCCGAGGTTCGAAATTTCTTTGAAATGATAGAACCGATCTACAAAATTACTCCCATTATGACCGAGAAAGTCGTCGTTTTACAAAATCCAGATGGAGAGATAATAGCCGCCGGGCGCTTTGATCTTTTGTGTGAAGTAGACGGGAAATTAACCCTCGCAGATTTTAAAACAACCTCAGTAATACACCGAGAACTTGTAACAGCCCAATTAAATTTATATCTGCGCGCCGCTATACAGTCGGGATATCTTTCCTCCGAGGGGGCGGATCTCGGAGTGATCCACTTAAGCGGCGAAAAGTGCCGCTATGTTCCTATTGTGAAACTACGGGACAGCTTTTTGTTGAATTTTTACAATTGACAGATTTTAAAAACCCTTTATATATATTATTGAATATACGAAAGGCGGTTTGAATTTATGATAAACATTCCTTTGCTTACCCCTGAAGACATCGAGGTAAAAGTAAAACAAATTACAAAAAATGGTGCGTTGGCATTAATTTTTAAGACTGCTCGCACTGATCGTCGAATTTTAAACCAGGTGTTTGGTCCTTTAAACTGGACGTCGGATTATAAAATGGTTAAAGATAACCTGTATTGCGGTATTGGCATACGTGAGTCCGCCGACCAAGACTTTGTCTGGAAGTGGGACTGTGGTACCGAAAGTCGTAGTGACGATGATGGTAATGAAAAAAAGGGCGAGGCGAGTGATGCTTTTAAACGTGCAGGCTTTCAGGTCGGTATAGGCGAAGAACTGTATTCTTCTCCGCTTATTTGGCTGGACGTGGAGACCGTGCAGCGCGGGGATAAGTGGTTTTTGAAAGACCCCCTCGCTAAATATGTAGTTACGCACGTTGCTTATAACGAGGAAACGCGTGTAATAACCGAGCTGGAAATTTGTAATGCAAAGACTAGTGTGGTCGTTTTTAATTGGCGTTTGCCGAGTAAAGGGGCGATTGCTAAGAAAATGACCCGTACTATGGCACCCGTTTCCACCACTGATACCGACGACACTCCCCCTTGGGAAGATTCGACTCCGGCCGCCTCCACGTCGCCGGAAACACCCAAAAAGACTGCCAAATCTGAAGGGGCGGGTTCAAGTACCGAGGCGGAAAAACTTCCGTTAAAACAGCTTATATCATCTATAGGGAGCATTGTAAAATCGCTCTATACGAAGAACGGTAACGCTACTGTGTATAACAATATTGTAAAAGAAGTTAGCGGCAGTGATACGTTTAAATGTAATGCCGCTACCGAGGCAGATTACGACGTAGTAAATGAAATTTACCGTCGGTTAATGGCTTTAGAAAAGAATGGCTAATTCAGCAGCTCCCGTTTGTACGAAATGCGGGTCCCGCATCGTGGGGCTCGTATATTCGCACGAGGGAAAAAAGATATGTTATTCGTGTCACGAGAAAATTGTTGCAAACATGGAGCAACTCGAGCAGGAAAAGCAGGGAGTGTACCGCTATATTTCTGAGCTTTTTGGTGTTGCGGAATTGCCCGCAGATGTTCTTGCAGGTGTTTCCCGAGAGTTAAATTCCGGGAAAACCCCTCGGGGAGCCTGTGCTACTTTACGGTATTATTATGCCGTGGAGGGTAATTTGCCCACGAACATTAATTCTGTTCCTTATATTATTCGGGATTATTACGAAGTCGCTCGTGAGTATGTGCGAAAAACGCAACAACTTAAAAAGAAAAACGCAGAAATCGATATAGATGTTCCTAGTGTTACTATAACGCTAGACCCCAATAAATTAAATCCCAAGAAACCCAAAATGGATTATAATATTGAAGACCTTTAAATGCAGAAAGGGGGTAATTGAATGGCAGAAGCCGAAGTTCACAGCGCATCAAATAAATTAGCTGTTATTCATGTTTTGGCCGCGCTTATTCAAGACCCCCTTTTATTTTCAGACAACAATTATTCCTTTTCTATAAATGATTTCCCCGAGCAGTTTCACAAAATATTGTTCGGGGCTATCGAGCATCTAGCAAAAAATGGAATGGAAAAAATTGGATATCTGGATATAGATCAATTTTTAAAGCAGTATCCAATTCAATATAAGGTTTTTTCAACCAATCGTGGTATTGAATATATTCAAAACGCTCTCACACTATATGACCCGAAAAAGTTTGATTATTATTATCAAACATTGAAGAAGTATAGTTTAATCAACAGCCTGTCCGCCAATGGTATTGACACAAGGGATATTTATGATCCTAATATTGTGGATCCCGTTGCGAGCGCAAAGATGTATGAGCGCTTTGATAGCTTAACCGTTAATGACATTCTCGCGGCCGAGGAAGTCAAGATCATTCTCGCAAAAGAAACTTACGGCAATAGCAGTGACCGGGTAGAAAACCGCATGGGCGATGATATTTTGGAGCTCGTAGAAGAGCTTCAGGAAACCCCGGAGATGGGCCTACCGCTATGTACCCCAAAACTGACCACTCTTTTTCGCGGACAGCGCAAAGGGTGCGTGTATATGATGTCGGCCCCCACTTCTACGGGTAAAACACGTGTTGCGGTAGGCGAAGCGTGTCATTTAAGTGTGCCCGAATATTACGATACGGTAAAAAAGAAATGGGTTTCAACCAACCTTAAAGAAAAAGTATTAATTATTGAAACCGAGCTTGAGTTAAGAGAAGTACAGACCATGGCTCTCGCTTATGTCTCGGGCGTCCCAGAAACTCATATTTTAGATGGTCGATTTTTTGGCGATGAAAAAGAACGGGTGTTGAAAGCTGGCGAACTGCTGAAAAAAGCAGAACTTTTTATGGTCGCTATTACTAACTATGATACAGAAGATCTAATTAGCACCATAAAAAAGTATTACCAAATTCATGGCGTTCAATACGTTTTCTACGATTATCTTTCAGAAAATATGAAAATTATGGCGGAAGGCACGCGAAAAACAAAGGTCGCGAACCTGAGAACAGATCAAATACTGCTTTCCATGATTACTGCGTTGAAAGATTGCGCTAAACAGCTTGGTCTTTATATATGGACGGCCACACAGATTTCTGGTAATGTACAGGGCACAAATGAACTAGATTATACTTTCTTGCGTTCGGCAAAAAGTTTGGGCGATAAGGTTGACGTTGGTTGTATTTTAACGGCGGTACGCGAGGCAGATCGTCCTGCGGTTGAGTCTTATTGTGCGAAGGGGTTTGAACTTGAGCCTAACTTCGTTCTGTCGGTTTATAAAATTCGTCGAGGAAGCTATCAGAATATTAAAGTCTTTTTGTATTTCGATAGAGGAACTTGTCGCATGACCGATACTTTTGTAACGGACTCAAAAGGACAATTGATCCCCGTAGAGGATACCAATATAGAACTGTTGCTCGATAAAACCAGTGAAGAAAAAATTGAAGACGTATTTGCCCCCGTTTTGGGCGAAGGGGTGACGGAATGGGATGGTGAGTTTTAATGGATGCTAAGACGATAAAAGAAAAGCTCACTACAGAAGATGTCATTAAATTATTCTGCACGCTGCAGGGCAATGATAATGTGTTATATGATGCCCAGGGACACCCCATTTTTAATACCTCAATATGTCACGGCGGGGACAGTGATAAATTATATTATTATCCCGAAACCGGACTCACGCATTGTTATACTTGTGGCAGAACTTCTGATGTGTTTGAGATAACACAGCGCGCGCTCGACACAGATTTTAAAGGGGCAATGTCATATATTACTGAATTTTTTCACATTCGCGATTACGGCTTCGGCACCGACGCGGAACCTAATCTTACCGACGACTGGGATATTTTCCAGCAGGTGAAAGATTACAGTAATGAAACCCCTGTATATGCGCCCCCCGAAAATATTCCTGAAAATCTTCTCGAGTATTTTTATCCTCTGGCGGCCCCGCTTGAGTGGCAAAAAGAGGGCATCAGCCCGGAGGTCATGCGGGCCTTTGGAATTCGTGTTGATTCCGCTCTTCAGAAAATTATCATTCCTCATAGGGATGAAAACGGTAAACTGATAGGTATCAGGGGACGCTCATACAATCCCATAGAGATAGATAACGGGAAGAAATATATGCCCGTATTTATACAAAAAGACATGTATAATCACCCCCTTGGGAAAAATCTTTATGGACTTTTTGAGAACAAAGAGATTATTAAACAAAGTAAAAAAGTCTGTATTTTTGAGGCAGAAAAATCTGTGTTGCAAACAGCAACCATGTATGGGTTAGATAAATGTTTTGCTGTTGCCACTTGTGGTTCATCGCTTTCCTCTGAACAGATGAATATGTTGTTAAAATTGGGAGTGGTAGAGATCATTCTAGCCTTCGACGCTGATCATGAAGGTGGGCGCGGGGCGCCTGATACGCTCGAATATGAACAAAAACTGTTTAAAATTGTCAAACCCTGGTTGCCCTATGTTAATGTTTCGGTAATTTTTGACTATGACCACATACTTCCGCACAAAGCTTCTCCTAGTGATTGCGGAAAAGAGAAATTTGAAGAGCTTTATCACAATCGTGTGCGGCTTTCATCATTAAGCGAAAAAATCCCTACAAGGGGTAAATATAAAAATTAAAACGCGAGGTGATATCGGTGGCTTACACCAAAAAACCTAAGTTTTCCTACAGCAAGCTGAACACATATTAGTCTTGTGGATGGAAATACTATCTTACTTACGTCACGGGCCATTATGTTTTTACCGACTCACTGGCCTCTGAGCTTGGTACCTTATTGCATCACACGGAGGAAGAAATCGCTAAAGCTTTAAAATCCGGAGACGCCCCGGATTATGAAAGGCTTAAATAGGATTTTGCAGAATTAAACATTCCAAAGTCTTTTCCGGGCGATAATAAAGGTGGTATATACGGCACCAACATTTTAAAAGAAAAATACAAAGAAGAGTATTTTAAACCCAACGCTGAAGGTGTTTCGTATTTTACTAAAATAGCCGATTACTTAAATCACGGCATTTATCGTCTTGAGTAGTTTTTAAACGACAACCCCGATTTGTTAATTTTTGACATGGAAAAATATTTTTCTGTAGATTACAAAGGACACATGTTAAGTGGGTTTATTGATCGTATTTTTTACAACACTAATACGGGTGAATATATTATCGAAGATATAAAAACCAAAGAAAAGCCTTTTTCTGACGCAGATTTAACCACCCCAATGCAGTTTGTTGTGTATACCTACGCCCTGGCGCAAACACTGGGAATTTCCGAAGATTAGATTCGATGCGTGTATAACTTGCCATTCTGTGATATGCGTCAGCCAGCAGGAACAGCCAATTTTATGAAGCGCGGGATTAAAAAACTTGATGCTATTTTTGAAGGTATTGAGTCGGGAGACTACACCCCTGGTCCCTCTCCTTTGTGTTATTGGTGCCCGTTTTCCCCCACCAATCCCGAGCAGATCGAAGAGGGAAAATATTTATGCCCCTATTACTCTCTCTGGACAAGAGAAGAAAAAACACACACCGTGGCAAACAAATGGCTTGGAATGGAAAAACATAATGGAATTATGCAAAAGGAAAAAGAAAAACAAATTGCCGCGGAGCAGACTCCACAGGATCTGAAAAATGATTTTGATTTTTAATGAGGTAATACATGGGCGAATTTAAGGAAATTGCAAAAATTGAGTTAGATTTTGATCAACTAGAAGAATGGCGCAGAGACGACGAAGAGGGGCTTCCCGTTTATAGCTTAATTTCGTTTTATGAGGCTTGCGGCATGCAGGCAGAGATGAAAAAATATTACGGAGACGCAGCAAAAGAGGCCGCCTCCCCCGTCGACGTGCTTTCTTGTAATTTTTACACCCTGCAGCGCATAAAAAATTTTATTACCGAACATTGGGAAGTTTTTTCTCTGGTAATTGAAGAAAACAATAACGTTAAGTGGGATACTCGCAAGTGGGCAAAAAATCACAAACACTATCACAGAAGACTGCGTTCTCGTGTGCAAAACAGTTTGAATTTTGATTTTGTTAATTTTTGTCCCGCCATTAATGACGATCTTCCAGATAATGTTTTGTCATTCGCCGTTTATTCCCCCGACGGCGTTGCAAAAGAGGAGGCCGCGACTTGACATCGCGGCTTTCTCCACATAATATATAATAGAGATTAACCGTTAAAAGGAGAAAATAATGTTCGCAAGTTTACACAATCACACCTGGGCCAGTAACCAAAGATTTCTTGACAGCATAAATCGCCCCGAAGAGATGGTCGATCGCGCCATTGAGTTGGGGTTTTCCGGTATTGCGTTTACGGATCACGAGGCCCTCTCTGCGGCGGTTGATATTATAAAAATACGTGATAAAATTATCAAAGAACATCCCGATTTCAAAATCATTTTCGGCAACGAAATATACTTAATAGATGAAAGCTCAGTAAAAAATGCCGACAAATATTACCACTTTATTTTGCTCGCAAAAGATCTTGAGGGGTGGAAACAATTAAAGGAATTGTCTTCTGGCGCTTGGGAAAGAGGATATACCGAGAAAGGTATTATGCGAGTTCCCACGACCTATCAAGATATAGAGAGGGTGGTTGGGAAAAACCCCGGACACATATATGCCTCAACAGCGTGTATAGGTGGCGAACTCGGCACAAAGATTTTAAGGCACGATGTTCCTGGTGCGAACAACTTTATTCGATGGTGCATCGGGGTTTTCGGCAAAGAAAATTTTGCTTTAGAACTGCAACCCTCTGATTCAGAGGAACAAATTGCTGTCAATAAAACTTTGATAAAATTTGCAGAATATTACGACGTACCCTTTATAGTAACAACAGATAGTCATTATTTGAATAAAGAAGATTTTAATATTCATTCCGCCTTTCTTAACAGCCGCCAGTCTTCTGATAGAGAAACTGAAAAGTTTTATAGATTCACTTATATAATGACAGAGACAGAGATGGCTGACTTATTAAAATTAAGTGGGCTTTCTGACGAAGACATTAAAAGGGCTTTTGCGAATACCTGTAATATTGCTGATTCGATTAGCTTGTATGATTTTCGGCACTCAACCATTGTACCGTGTATTAAGATTCCCAGTTTTCAGTTAAATAAAACAATTTATGATACAAATTATCCTGCGATTGTAAAATTTTATGAAAGCACAGATGCGCAGGACCAGTATTTGATGTATCAAATTGAGCAGGGGATTGCCGCTAAAAAGATTCAAATTGACCAAGAAAAATTATCAAGAATTAACGACGAACTTGATATTTTGGGTTTTATAAGCGATAGACTGGGACAAAAGCTCAGCGCTTATCTTAATTTAACAAAAAATATTGTCGATATTGCATGGCAAGTTAGTTTGGTTGGCGCGGGGCGCGGATCTGCTTGCGGCGAATATATTAATTATTTAATTGGTATTACTCAGGTTGATCCTCTCCAATACAATCTCCCCCATTGGCGTTTTTTAAACAAAGAACGCGTAGAGCTGCCCGATATTGACGAAGATTTTCAACCGGAGAAAACCGGGGATATTGTCTCACTGCTGCGCAATGAATATGGCGAAAACAGTGTTTTAAATTGTGCGACATTTAAAACAGAGACATTAAAAAGCAGCATTTTAACGGTAAGCCGCGGGCTTGGTATTAATAATGACGAGGCACAAGCGCTCGCCGCGCTCGTTCCCCAACACAGAGGTATGACCTATACACTCAACGAGTGTCTTTTTGGCGACGAGGAAAAGGGTTTTGATCCTGTCCCCGGTTTTAAAGAAAAACTTGATATGTACCCCGGGTTATTTGATGGTGTTAAAAAAATCGAAGGGCTTCCCACTAACGCCAGTATCCACGCTAGCGCATTATATGTTTTTAACGATTCCTATTTAAATCAAAATAGTTTGATGAGAGCGCCGAATGGTACTAAAATGACAGCATTTAATATGCACGACAGCGATGACCAGGGTGCCCTAAAGATGGACGTTTTGCGTACTGACGCTCAGTCAAAAATGGCGAAGTGTCTTGATCTATTAATAAAAGATGGTAAAATTGATTGGCAAGGCACACTTCGAAAAACCTACGATAAATATTTACACCCCGACGTTTTGGATTATCAAAATCCGCAAATGTGGGATGATATGGCCGCAAACAAAATCCCCAACCTATTTCAATTCGACACCATGGTTGGGTCAACCTGTATTAAAAAGGCACGGCCAGACAACGTCGTGCAACTTGCTGAGATTAATTCAATAATGAGACTGCAAGCCGATAGCGGGGAACAACCGATTGATAGATATGTCAGGTTCAGAGAAAATCCCGAAGCGTGGGATCTTGAAATGATGGAGGAGGGGTTGACCCCCCATGAAATCGAAATCCTTAAAAAGTATCTTGCCCAAAGTCACGGCGTCTCTGGTTCTCAAGAGGTGTTAATGCGTATTTTAATGGACCCCGAAGTTTGTAATTTTACTCTCGGGGAGGCCAACGCTGCACGAAAAGCCATCGCAAAAAAGCAAGCCGCAAAATTAATTCAGTTAAAGAAAGATTTTTATGAAAAAGGCGAGGAAACATAATAATGGCCAGAAAAGAGTTTCTTGATTATGTCTGGAAATATTGTATTGAACCACAACTTGGCTATAGTTTTTCACTTAACCATACTTTGCCATACAGCCTTATTGCGGTGCAAGAGGCCAACCTTGCCACGCGATGGGATCCGTTATATTGGTGTTGTGCCTGTCTTTGTGTGAATGCTGGCAACTATGTGAAAGAGATGGGGGACGCCGCAGACGACGAGGAAGAAAACGAAGAAGTAGAGGATGCCGTTTCTGATAAAAAAGAAAAACGCATAGCCCCTAACTATGGTAAAATAGCTAAAGCTATTTCTGATGTACAGTTGTCCGGTGTACAGGTTGAACTGCCTGCTATTAACAACGCCCAGGTTGATTTCGTTCCTGATGTTAAAAATCAAAAGATTTATTACAGTTTGCAAGCTATTAGCACAGTTGGCGTGGATCTGTTAGAAAAAATTTTGACCGAACGCCCTTTTACTTCTTTGCAGGATTTTTTGGATCGAGTGCAACCCACCCAAACGCAGATGTTGGGGTTGATCAAGGCCGGTTGTTTTAACCAGTTATGCGGTAAAACGCAGCGAGGCGTACTTGCGGAATATCTACAACACGAAGCTGAGAAAAACTTTCCACGTAAAGACAAACTTACTGCGGTGAATTTAAAGAAACTTATTGAACTAAAGTGGGCGCCTCCTGAGTTTCGGGATGAATTACGTGTGTTTAAGTTTAAACGTTATATCGATGCCAATCAATACGACGCTTCAACTAAAAGATATTTATTATCCGAAGAAACTTGTCAGAAGTTTTTCGCTACTTTTATTGAGCAAAAATTGAATTGCGCTAAAGGTGATTACAGCGTGCTCCCCGAGGGGGTTATTGCAATTAAATCAACAGCTTTTAAGAAAGCCTACGATAGTTATGTTGGAAAAATTGTTGATTTTTTAAATACCCCTAAAGGTCAAGATACATATCTTGAAATCGTCAGACAAGATTATATTAACGGCATAACAGATAAATATTGCTACGGATCCGAATCTCGGTGGGAATTTGAAACTATGTCATTTTACCATGGAGATCACGAATTAAAAAATGTCAATAATGCATATTATAATATCGTAAACTTTAATGATCTACCGGAAACTTCTGAGAAGCCGACAATGTGCGCCTTGGCGGGCACCGTGGTCGGTACCAACAACATGCGGCATATGGTGAGTATTTTAACACCCAGAAGCGGCGTGGTGGATGTAAAGTTGTTCGGAGATGCTTATGTGCGTTATAATAAAAAAATTAGCACCGTAGACCCAGACACCAAAAAGAAAACCGTTGTCGATGATTCTTGGTTTAAACGGGGTAATAAAATTATCGTGTATGGTATGCGCAAAGAAAATACATTCCATTGTCGTGGGTTGAAAACCGAGTACGGTACGAGATATGTGGGCTTAATTAAAAACGTTAATCACGACGGCACTCTTGATATTAGTTATAAAAGAGCGTCGGTTAAAGGAGCATAACATGGAAAAAGAACAGAAAATTTCTCTTTTTCGTTTAACCGAAGGTGGAGAGCATGCCCTCGTCGCGCGTGGGAACAAAGAGTTTCTTATGCATATCGTTGCTGGGAACGCTCGTGAATATAATTGTGGGGTGTTTCGTCGTTGGAAGGACGGAGAATATTATTACTACGACTGCGGACCCGACACTTTTCTTTGCGAAGAAAAACTCGATGATTTGGTTTGATTTTTATAAAAAATCACGTAATATATATATGATAAAACAAGCACAGAAAGGAATCTAAAAATGGGAGCAAACCCCCTTTTGGGCAAAGAAATAAATGTTAAGGTAAAATTACATAATTATAGATTCCCCAAAGACAGGGCCCCGATACCCGGGGCTTTTGCCATTGTCTGTTTAGATATTCTGGAAGTTATAAGTGGGGTGATTTCCGGCGAGTGTGTCGCTCCCAACGGGACAATCACCGTTACGGGAGAAATGCCCACTTTCGAAGACGGTATGGAGTATTTTCTTACCGCTACACTAACCGAGGATCCCAAGTGGGGGCTCCAGTACCACAAACCTCAGGTCAGACTTGCTTATAATATGTCAAAAAGAGAAGATCAGGAGAAATTTCTGAGCTTTTTCATGACAGAAACGCAAATAAAATCACTCTTTTATTCTTATGAAAACCCCATAGAATTACTCGAACAGAAAAATATTGGGGCATTAACGAAGATAAAAGGCATAGGGCCATACACCGCAAATAAGATGTGTTTGAAATATGCGGCTAATATTAATAACGGTCGAGCCTATGTAGAGCTTAAAGATATGGGCTTGACCAAAGCCGCCATTGATAAGCTGATCAAACAATTTGGCTCCCCCGACCTTGTGATTGATATTATAAAGAAGAACCCCTATTCATTAATTACTTTGGTTAATGGGTATGGCTGGGAAAAAGCTGACAAAATTGCACTGGCGCAAGGCTTTGAGCGCGGCTGTAAAGAGAGGTGTCTCGCATACACAAATTATAAGCTCGGTAAAATTGCAAACGAGGACGGCAACTCTAAAATGGATCTTGGCGAGTTGATGGAAGACGTTGCCGCCCAGTGTGCCCCAACTGATAAGCAG